TAAGATTGGGTCCTGAATATGAACCGCCAGCTCCAACTGTAATTGGAAAAGCTGTTGCTGTTACTGTTACTCTGTTAGGAGCACTTGGATAACCATCTAATGGACTTGCTGTGTAAGGTGTTACAGGATTTTTAACTTCTCTATATCCTCCTGCTCCACCACCGCCACCACCATCTGCACCATTTCCAGATCCACCACCCGCTACTACCACGTGAGAAACTATGTTGTTGGTAGCACAACTTGCTACTGAACAAACTGTAAATGTTCCTGGACCTGTGAAAGTATGGATTTTACAATTTCCACAAGTAGTAATTGTTCCACCTGTTGCTATCATAAAAGTTTCTCCAATATAACCTGTTCCTTCTTCAACAGATTTCCAACCTTGTGTACCATCGACATATACAAGAGACATACTTGTATGATCTGTATTAATTACTCTATCTCCTGCATTACCATCTAAATTAGAACTATTTCTACCAATAGTTAAATTATTTGTTGCAAATGTACCTGCGTAATCTTTAAAAGCTACTATATCACCAGCACTTGGTGAGGCAGGTAAAGTCATTGTTATAGCTGAACTTGATGTATCTACAAAATAGCCTTCCCCATTTACAGCTGTAAAACTTGCTGTCTTTTTAGTTGTCTGCCAATCAACGGTCCCCGTTCTACCGAATCCTGATTGAGATGCACCTGATGCAAGAGTAACGGTATCGCCACTTGCACCGATAGTTATTGTGTTGGCATTTTCATTTATAATGTTATTGCCGTCTTGATCTTGAATATTGTCTACTTTAATTGTACTTGTCATAATTATTGAAATTTATACCTTATTATTACGATTCCGCTACCTCCAGCGCCACCAGGTCCACCACCACAAGCACCACCTCCAGCACCACCTCCAGAACCAGTATTAGCCGATGCTGCTCCTCCTGTAGAGGCTGCTACATTAGGTGCAGGCACTCCTCCACCATCTCCACCTAAAGATCCAGGTTGACCTGCAAAACCTGATCCAGCGGCTCCACCTGCTCTTGTAACAGATGAACCACTAATTGAAGTTGCAACTCCATTTCCACCAGATCCACCTGGAGAAGTTGGAGTACCACCAGGTGAATTTGCACCTACACCTCCAGCGCCACCTCCACCACCACTAGCAAAATTAGGGGGAGATCCACTTGTTCCACCAGTATTACCTTGTGATGGACTAACAGGAGGTGAATTTCCTGTTCCACCTGATTGTTGAGTGTTATAATTTACTACTCCGCCTCCACCTGAACCACCTGGTTGAGGTGCAGTGGCTGCACAAGGATAAGGAACACCTGGTGTCCATCTTCCTGATCCACCACCTCCTCCACCTGTAGATGTTATAGTTGAAAATACTGAATTATTACCTTTTCCAGAAGCTGTAGCAGAAACAGGTCCACCTGCTCCACCACCACCAACTGTTATTGGAAAAGATGTTGCTGTAACTATAACAGGTGTAGATCCCTCTATAGGAGAAGCTGTATAAGTATCAACACCCGATTTTGATTCTCTAAAACCACCAGCGCCACCTCCGCCGCCGCCCCAACTTGAGCCAGGAGTTCCTGATCCACCTCCTCCACCACCTGCTACTACCATATATGAAACTTCATTATTAGATGAACAACAAGCAATTTTTGATACAGTAAAAGTCCCTGGACCTGTAAATGTATGAATTTTATAATTTCCATCGCAAGTAATAGTTCCACCTGTTGCTATCATAAAAGGATTTGTAGTATCAGAAGGGTTTGCTGTAGTTACGTTTTGCCAACCTGTTGTTGCATCTACATAAACTAATTGAACCGCTGAATTAGATTTTGTTATTAGTAAATCAGTAGCAGAGCCATTTATATTAGAACTATTTCTTCCGATTGTAATTTGATTAGTGCCAGCACTTCCATTATAATCTGAAACAGCCACCACGTTTCCTGCGCTTGGTGAGGCAGGTAAAGTTACAGTTATTGTTCCACCTGCTGTGTTTACAAAATAACCTACTCCAGATACTGCTGTAAAACTAGTTGTTTTAACAGTTGTATCCCAAGATACTTCACCTGTAGAACCAAATCCTGCTGCGGTTGCTCCACATCCAAGAGTTACCGTATCACCAGAAGCACCTAGTGTTAAGGTAGTTCCGCATTGTGGTTCGATTGTATTTACTTCTATTTTAGACAATGACTAATACTCCTGTAACTGTGATTGTGCCAGGTATTGTAATAGGTCCTGCTAGTACACCGTTTTCAATTGTTTGTGTACCATCAATAGTACCTGCTTGGTTTGGTATAAATTCATTAGGGGCTGTTCCGCCTCCAATATATTGGATTCCATTTACTATCGCCGTCATTGTTCCTCCTACGAACTAATTGTGTCGATGTATGAAGTAACTACATCTAAACTAGATGCAGTATCACTAACTGCTTCAAGTACATCTCCGCTTTTTAAAACAATCTTCGCACCACCTTGAATTAATTCTATTGCAGAATTTGGTGGAATTGCAACTCCTTTTGCTAAAAAGTAATCACTACCACCATTTGCAATTTTAACATCAACTAAAATAGTTGAAGTCAAAATATTACAACATCTAATTCCAATAACTGCATCATAATTACCTGCAGTCAATAGAGTCGTATCGGATGTTCCAATTTGTCTTTGAAGATCGTTTCTAAAATCTTGTGCCATATTTTTTCCTTACTACAAAGCGACGGCCATTGCTAGTGCAAAACCTGCACTGGCAGCTCCAACCGGATCGCCGTTTGCGTCTAAGTAAACCGATTTACTTGCAGGCATTGTACAAAATACATCTTTTGTGCCTGAAGAAAAATCTACTTTACTATCTGAATTAGAACTTGAAAGAACAGTGTCTCTTTGTAAAGTTGTAGAAGCACTTAATGTTCCAAGTCCTACTTCAAATTCGTTAGTACCCTGATTAAAGATAGTGTAATAAGTTGTGTTACTTGCACCAATACCAGCATTAAAAGTTTCAAAACCTGTGGCTGCTCCAGCCAAAGTGAAATCTCCTGTACCAGTTGTTGTACTAGTTTCTTTTACTCTATCATTTATAACCAATGCCATTTAATTCTCCTATTACGAAGTTAAACTAATAATTGCATCTGAACCAGCTGGTGATCCTGACGTTGGATCTGGGAACGAAATTGTAAACGTTCCGTTAGAAGCAGATTTACTTCCTCCAAAATCTAAGACAACAACAAGTTTATCGGATTGCGTATTATTATAAATAACTCCAAAAGCTGCTGTAAAAGTTGCACTTGACCACGATGTGTCTGCAAAGTCCACAGTTGCAACATTTGTTTGATTTGATACTGCTTGACTAGTTAAAGTATTTCCACCAGTCGTGTAATTTGTTCCTGAAGCACTAACTTGGTTTGCAGCACCTGAAGAGTATGCAGTGCTCGCAGTAGTGTAAGGATTAGCAGTATACAAAGCTAACTTGAATGTGTTGCCACCGCTTGAAAAGTTATGCGTTCCCGAAAACAACTCTGTTCCAAAGCTATAAGGTACTACATTTGCCATTTTATCTCCTGTTAATTACTTGATGGTGGTTTCGAATTTAATTGAGCACGAACTTCACCATCTTGATATTCGTCTCTGCGTCTGTTCCCGATTTGCTCAAGAGCATACGTTTCTAAAGCTTCATTATAAGCAGCTTGATAGTATTGTAACATATCTGTCGGTCCTTTCAAGTACCCATATGCATTTACTAGGCAAGCGTATAAAAGAAGATCTGAATATTTGTTAGATAGATAAGTGCCAGATGTGTCAGATGTAATTGTTGGTGGCTCCTTATCATATGCTAGTGTAATTTCGTATGTTTTATCAGGTGTTGGGGCTACAACCCAGAAAGTCTCGTCCCAATTTGCATAATATTTTGGAATATCTACAGAGTTAGTTGCAGGTGTAGAGTAATATTCTGCGATAAAACTAGTGTCTCTTTGCTCTAAATAATACTGATTTCCGTCAGAATCTTTTAGTTGAACATACCTAA